ATAAAGTTGAACACACAAAAAAAATGCTAGCATCTACTTTGCTGATGTCTGAGTGTAAATATGTTTTATGCAATCCTAGTAATTTATCTAGGTGGATATTAATATATAGAGATAGTAAAGATGGATACTATCAATTTTTTAAAAATAAATGTTTATAAATTATTTTTTAAGGGCACCCAGGAGAACTCTGCAGTCTTTAGCAGAAATATCAGAGAAGTCATTCCATGTTTTTATTACTTCAGTAGATATTGATATTTTTTTAGATTTATGTAATTCTCTTAAAACTGGAAGGAAGTCTTGATAATCTGAAATGCTATGAGATTCTTTTAACTCCTTCTTGAGAAATCCAGAGGGAGTTAAATCGTTAGATCCTGTTTGAGTTTGTTTTTTGTTATCTGACTTATCTATTTCGTCATCACCAACAATATGAATATTAAGGAAGTTTCTAACACATCGAACGAAGGCTCTGTTGCAAGCAATAGTTTCTAAGAACTTTTTAGCAAAACTATTTGTGTTGTCTATGGTTGCATTTGCAGAATCTTGAAATACTACAGGGTTTCCGTTTGTTTCGTAATTTCCAAAAAATTCCATAGAGCATGTAACAGCTACATGGTCTATTTCGCATTTAACAAAGTCGTAAGTTATCGATTTAAAGCCTCTTAATCTAGCAAGCTCTTTAATTCCGCTTAACTTAATTAATAATTGGTGGTCAGCTAAACCATCAATAGATCGGGGGCAATCTTTTTTTCTTAAATCAAACCAAGACCTGTTAGGAAAAAGATGTTCATCTTTAATCATAGCTCTCCAATCGACGGAGCCATCTTCGCTGAATTCGTATTGTATATTATTTAATAGTCCATTTTCATCTCTAATGAAACTAGATGGACCTACTGAGTTATCTATTTGCTTTTTTCTAGCCATAGATAAATGATACTATATAAATTAAAATAAGTCAAGGAATTTCTTTGTAAACTCTACAAAAAGGTAAATCTTCCAAGAGTTCCTTAGAATATTTCACCTCTTGACCATTAACTCCAGACAAAATAGAAGAGTAGGAGTTATAAGCTTTACCTTCAAAAACTACATTTCTTTTGCTGAGAAATTTTAAGTTTTCATAATCTCCGCCGTTTAAATCATTTTTCTCTAGAGAGCCAAATAATTTAATTTGATAGTCAAGAAATTTTAATCTAATTTTTGAGATGTTTTTCTTGTCTTTGGTTAGTAAATTTAAAGGTTTACCAGATGATTCCATTTCGCTTATATCTTTTTGAGAAGTTTTTGAATCTATGAAATATGTTATAGCTGATAAATTATTAGATAAAGTTTTTAGAATTTCTATTGGTATAGGTTTATCTGTAATTATATTAAAAGAATCTAAATTAATACAAGACTGCAGGAACTTTAAATCAAATTTTTTATCCATCCTGACATTAATTATGCCACCTATGTTTAAATTGTTAGGGAGATATCTTCCTGGAACTAAGTCTACTATAGTTTGGTTATATTCTGGGCCAATAAAAACAGTTTCAATTTTACTTAAATTATGCTTTATATTTAAGAGGTCAAGAATTTTGGTAGCCATAACTTCAGGATTAACTTTATTTATGGTTTTAGGGTTTTCAGTATCACTAAATATAGGTTTATCATTTGTTTCCGCATATAAAATTGAACATGTATCATCTGACCAATAAGGTTTTTCAGTTTCAATAAATGTATTTCTGGATGGACAAACAGTAGGAATATTAAATGAAGAGCTAACATGGGAAAGGTAATTAAAATTCCCTAAGTAAGCTTTTGATTTAGAAATTAAATAATTTAACTGAGAAAAGGTTAAGTTTCTAAAATCTTTTGTATAATACAATGAACTTTGATTAGATTTTCCAACTTCTAAAATTGATATTTTGTTTTTATCTAGATATGGTTTTATGTGAAAAATAACATCATTAAAATAGTCATACAGATTAGATTGTATGTCAGATTGTTGAGAAACACAAATAAAATTATCATCGACAATCGGATAATAAGATTTATGTACATATGGCTTGTTTATTTTTGAGCCACACGATAAAGCTAAGCTTTCTAGTTTATGCATAATTTATATCGTATTCTATTTTGTGTTTATTTCCATGAACATAGTTGAAGTTTTTATGCGTATTTGTGTGGGGTATTAAAACAAAATCAAAAAAACCTTGATAAGTTCCTCTGCCTTCTCCCCACATAGGGTCATCCATCACTGGGTTATAGTTTAGAAATTTATGAATATAAGGGTTACCAAAAAGTAACTCTTCATTTTCTGGCTGAGATGCATAGTATATATTATGTTCTGGATATTTTTCTTTTATATATTTAAGTAAACATGTTGAGTTTAAAACGTCAATAGAACTGCCTGGCATAGAAAATAATATTCTTTTACCTTTGTCATTTTTATCTAAAACTTCTTCAAACGGAATAGTGTTATTTGCCTGATTTTCTTCTAAAGCAGTTTTAACGAAAAAATCATATACTTGCTTTCTGCTTAAATCTTTTTTTAATCTCATTAGCCATTGATTAACACCGTTTAAATCTTGAACTTCTGGGTTTTCTGACATTAATATTTTTTTATAAAGATCAATAACAAAATCTTTATCATTTTTTATGTCAGGCATTGGATAGTTCGGATTTTTTTTGACATAAGAAAAGTCAAAGTCCCATGATGTTTTTTCCATTGAATCAATCAAAGACTCAAACTTAGAGCATACAGATTCTATTGAACAAAAATCAATAACAAAATCTCTAGCTTTTTTACCAATTTTAGATAATTCTTTTTTAGGTAAATTATAAACATGAGATAATTGTTTATTGATGCTTTTAGGACAGGTTGAAGCTTTAATAAATTGAGTACCTGGCTCCCTGTACTCGCTCCACTCTAAAGGCAATCCTCCGCTTTCTTTAGATGAGTAGTCTTCTCCACATGAATAATTAGTTACTAAAGTTATTAATTCTGTTAGTTTTGCTTCTTGGATTGGTATTTCTTGACCCCCACTAGTAAATGGATGACAATAAACATCCATTAAATTATAAATTTCATTTAATTGATTTTCAGAAACTCCTCTTGTTACTTGACTTGTTTGTTGACTTTTTTGAGAGCCGCAAAATCTGCAATCTAAATCTTGACCAGAGAAAGGTTTTATTTCAAAACGTTTACATTTATCACAGTAATAAGTTGTTAAAACATTTTTTGGGTCTATATTTTTTTCATTAATTAATCTAGGTATATCCCAACCTTCAGACCAGTGAGTGTGAAATAATAATTTCGCATTGGAATCTGGGTTATCTTTTAAGAACAAAGAGAAACCATCAAGTAAATTAGGAACACTTTTTCTTAGTTGATTCCTGAAAACAAAACCTATTATAAAATCTTTTTCATTAATATTATATAGAGATCTGAGCTTTGATCTATTTTTATCACTTAACCTATTAAAATTAGAAACATCAATAGGAACAGGCATTAAATGTGAATTATTAAAACCTTGTTCTTGCAATGCTTTTTGAGCAAAAGAAGCTTGAACTATAATGTTTTTAGTATTTTTTGCGGCCTTAGTATGCTTATCTAGTAACGGAACACTGTCAATCGGAGTCCATATTATAGAGTTGATTTTTTTCCACCAAATCTTGGACCAAAATTCATTAAGGCCCCAAACGTCTTCTATACCTAGATATATATCTGGTTGTTCTTGTTTAATGAAATCATCTATTGTATAGTGTCCATACCCAGCAAGTCTTGATTTTTCTTGGTTTGAACTAATTTCAGAGATAACCGAAGGATCATGAGGTAAGGAACCAACAGACTTCCAAGGTAATGTTGAAAGAGCTGGATCATTCCATTGTCGTCCATTAGCAAATTCAACTATATCATATTTATTTGTTTTATATAGATATGTTAAAAGGTGTTTTGCATGTTTACCAAAACCAGTTTTTACTCTACAAAAATTACTATGTATAACTATCTTTTTTTTAGACATTAAAAATCGTATTCTTCTGATTCGGTTTTAATTTCTTTTTTTTGAATATAAGAAGATTTAGAGCATATTTTACTAATTATTGTTTGACATAAAATCTTTACACATTCAGCTTCTCCTGGTTCCATTGGTATTTTAAATACTTGATTACCATTACGAGTAATGACAATTCCAAAAGCTGGTATGGTTGTTTTTTCTTCATAGCTCTCTTTGGTTTTAGAGTTGATTTTGGTATTAGTAATTACTTTATCCCAAGGGGATAGCTTAATTTGAGTTTTATTTTCTTCATAAGCATGATAAGTATTCCATTCAAATCTGTTATTTATGGCACTAACAATAGAACCGCACTCAAACTCATTAAATTTAATTGAGATATTTTTTTCTGGGTCACTCTTACTTCCAGAAAAGGACCCCAATTTTTTTTTGTCATCCCAGGAGTGTTGAGCGATTGCATTAATAAAAAGGGCTGGAGATTTATCTCTTTGATTTTCTCCCATGTAAAAACTGAATGCGAATCCAGTATTGCTTTTATTTGGTTTGTAAATTTGTATACTCATAAATCTATTTTGACATGTTTATTTTCGAAAGTTTTAGGGTTCTTATCTGGGTGAATAGCTCCATTGCGTTCTTTACTGTAGCGCTTATAATAATTTTCCTTTAATGGGTCAATCCCGCCATTCTGAGAGGCCCTCTCTTTAGAAAGATCTGCACTCATGTCTAACATATCCCCCATCTTACCTCTGCCTCTTCCAGTTTTCTCTACAAACTTCTTACTGTCCCATGCATCACTACTACCAGTTGCATTTAACTCTGGAGAATGATATTCCCTGTTCCATTGTAATCCAAATTCATCAATATATTCTTTTTTGTCATTCATATGAAAAAAAACATCAATAAATTCTCCAGTTTTAGGGTTAGAAAAGGTATAAAAAGGCATCAGAAAAAAGTTATTAAAATTTTATCATCAATTACGATAGTATTAAAACTATTAAACCTAGCATTTTTTTCTTTAAGAGTAGACATAAAATCTTTAAAGTCTGACTCTTTATTTTTAACAGAAAATATACTACCCCTTAAATCTTGACCACCATATGTTTCGCAAAAAGAATTAAACTCAATGCATTCAGGATTTTTGTTAATAAAATCAACGGTCATTACATCTATATCAAATCTAAGTTTTGTATATTTTTGTAACAAAACTGGTCGACAGCCACAGTTTACATCCTTGAAATAATTCTTGGCTTGTATTTCTGTATCAGGGTAATTTGAAATCCATAAATCATTGTAGGCTTGATTATTGTGTAGTAAATATAATACTACAGATATAGAGTAAGTACTATATCTATTATCAATTTTTAGATTCATAATCAAATTTCCTTTTACTTAAAGCGGATTGATACTGTATTAGATCTAATAAGGAATCAATAAACCAACAAAATGAAGACACAGAGAATGGATAATATATTAGATTGAGACTTAAAAAATTAGAATCTAAATACAATAAAAGAGATAGTAATACACCAACCCAAAAACCTAAGCACATAGAGCAAGAAAGTAGTCTTTCTAAGTATTTAGATTTAGATTTTAAATACTCTCTTGGAGCGTGAAAGATATAACTATCTTTCAGTATCCAGACTAGACCTATGCAAGCTAAGAATTCTATTAACATCTTTTATTAATTTATTTATGTCTTTTTTATCTATTTTAATCGAATCATTATAATCATCTTCAATCATAAAATATTTACCTTTATCTGTAAACTTAGGGCAGCATGGATTACAATGAGTTGGTCCGCAAAGTATTATCGTTTTATTTAGCATTATTTTTAGATAAATCTATAACTGCTTTTTCGATCAATGCAGCTTCTTCTTTTTTCATTTTAACAGAATTGCCATAATCATCTTTAATTTCAATTAGACCTTCACTGTTAATCTCAACACTGGGGCAATTAGCCTTTCCGCAACACATGAATATTTTGTTTCCTTCTGGACGTAGGTAGTAATCTTTTTTCATTTTTTAATAATATCTAATATGTTTTTAAGGGTTTTTTTGTAAGTAAATTTACTTTTTAATAGTAATCCTGATTCATTAGTTTTTCTAGCTTTTTTTAAGGATTTTTCAAAAGAGTCAATCATAACATCATCTGATATTTGATTGATTGATCCCTGATTGAATGGCGATCCTTTCTTGAAGAAAATATCGTCATAAGCTTCAGTTTTTTGAGTAGGCTCTACAAGAATACAATTATCTTTATTTGCCCAGTCTTTATGTGATGTATGGTTCATTACTATACTCCATTTACCTAGAGCTGTAGAATTGAAAGCTGGTAAATTCCAGCCTTCGGCACCACTTAATCCACTGAGGTCGATATCAATAGAGTTAATGAAATGATTTACTTCTGAATTTGTTTTTAATCTTGGTAGGAAATTAATGTTCCCAATTTTTTGACCACCTAATATCTTAACTTTAATTTTATCCATTTGCTCTTTAGGAAAAAAAGGATTATCTATACAGCAAGTTAATTGGTAGTCGTAGTTGTTTCCGTATTTATTTGCCCATTGATGAATAATTTGACCAGTATTCTTTCTTTTTTCGAATTTACCCATAATGCCAAAATGTATAGGTTCATTGTCTCTGTCTAGGTTTAAATCTATAAAATCTTCATCGAACCCAATATTTACAAAACTAACATTATCACATCCAGCGTTTTTAAAAATATTTTTAGAGTATTCACTTGAAAAAATGCAATTATCCTGAAGGTTTACTATTGATTTTTCTATTTCTGTTGGCTCGTCTAACTCGTGAAAAGTTAAGAGGGTTTGTTGGCTAGATATTCTAGATTCAGAACCACTAATATGCCATTGAGAAAATGTAGGGGTATCCTTAGATATTCCATTAAATCTATCATTAATCATACCGAATATCCACGAGTGAAAATCTTGTTCGATTTTATCAAAAGCCTCTATATCCACCTTTTCTCCAACTGGAAATATTGAGACTTTAATGCCAAGTCTATACATTTCTCTTAACAAATTATAACTAACATTCCCGAAGCTTAGGGAATTAATTGAGCCTTTATATATTAATTTATCCATAATCAAAAAGGAATTTCGTCTATATCCTCTAAGTCTTCTTCATCCGATTCTGTGTTTTGATAATTTTCTTCAACCACATGCTCTTTTTTATTTTTAGAGCTATTTTTAGATTCTTGGTCTTCTTGCCCCAGAAAGTGAACTCTATCTGCCACACATATAAACTTGCTGAATTTTTGTCCATTCTTTTCCCAGGAATTACTTTTTAGTTTACCCTCGATTGCAACTTTATTTCCTTTTGATAAAAATCTAGTACAATTTTCGGCTTGTCTATTCCAGCATTCTACATCTATATAAAATGTAGATTGATTTTTGGATCCATTGTTGTAATGGTATTCATTAATGGCTATTGAAAAATTGCAAACTTTACTGTCTCCAGCATCTCTGCAAACCGGATCTTTGGTAAGGTTACCTATTGCTGTGTATCTATTCATTGATTTCCTTTCTTATTTTATGTTTAATGTTATTAATGGCTGAATTATGTATATTAATACAGCCTTGTATGCTCATTCCTATCTTTTCACTTACATGCTTCCATGGCATTACTGAATTATTTTTACCAACAACATATCTTAGGTTGAAGATTTTTCCAACTCTGGAGTCTGGGTGAGATTTGGCATTGTTAATTATTAAGGAAAATATATCTTCTTTTTCATTTTCATCCTGATCCTTTACTGTTGCAAAATACTGAACACTTTCATTTTCTACCGGAACGAAGTTTCTCTTTATTGATTTATTAAAACAGTTTAGGCATTTCCATTTGATTTCATTACCTAAGTAAGTGCTAAATTTAGCACCCTTATTGGGGTTAAATTTTAATGCGGATTGATATATTTGGTAATCCTTTTCCTTGATCATCTCTTCCATCATTGTGATATTCGAACCTCTGTTTATAAACTTATTAATTAGGCCTACGCATAATGCAGAGTGTCTATCTATTAATACGGATAAGCATTTCTCTGTTTTTATGTTTTTTTGTATATTAAAGACTAATTCATTGTCTGAGCATACATTAAGATCTATTGTATTAATATTTTTCATTATTTTCCAGTACTACCAAATCCACCTGAGCCTCTATCGCTTTGATTAATTTCATCAACATAATCTATACAAAGAGGTAGATGTTTGCAAGGTATTAATTGAGCTATTTTATCTCCTTGTTGGTAAATCCTTTGGGGGTTAACTGAAGTCACTATACCCTTTGCCTCTTTCCCCCTGAAACTCCTGCCCTCTACTATTTTCATATCTTCTGGTTGAGCTATATATTTAAAACAAACTTTTACATCACCCCTGTATCCAGAATCTATAACACCTACTGAATTGGCTAAAACCAAATTAGTTTTGATTATGCTTGACCTAGGGTATAATAGCATGAAAAATTTAAAATCTTCATCTACCATTTCTGGCTCAATGACTAACTTGGTATTATATTCTATGTGTGATATAGCAGTGTAATATAAACCTTGATAAACAGATCCAATAATCCTAGGTTGATCTACAGCAATTACATCATACCCAGCATCACCAAACCTACTTGGGTTATTTAATATTGCTTCATTTTTAAGTATTTTTAATTTCATAAATATTTTCAGTAAATTTAATAAAATTTTTAGATAATTTATACAAACCAATCTCTTTTAGGATTTCAGAGCTTGCATAAAACTCTGAATTATGTATAATCCCTAATTTGTGATCTGATTTATGGTTAACCATAATTACGGTTGAGAGAAGTAGTTTATTCCCAAATTTACTATATGCAAAAATTAATGCAGATATAGCAGCTGAGTATTGATCTAAGTCATCTATCTCAAACTCCCAATCTGCTGAAGATACAATATATTTTTTTAATTCCTCTTTCATTAGGGAATGATAATATCAAAAAAAAATACAAATGTCAATACTCAAAATAAAATACTTCGTATTTTAATTATACTATTATTTTTAATTTATTAATATAAAGGATAGACATATATACTCTATACTATTATTTAATATAGACTATTATAGAAGAATAATCTATTGGAGATAAAAATAATGCGCGCTTATGTTTTTAATCTATTTAAACTAAAATATATTTAACTTGATTTAATTTTAATTTTTTGTTATTATAATTTTAAATGAAAACTTGCTTTGCCATAGGAATACCAACTTTAAATAGAGCAGACTTATTAAATCAAGCCCTAGACCTTTACTTTAAGAATTTACCTAACGTTAAAATATTCATATTAGACAATGGCAATCAAAACATAAAATCTAGAGAAAATAATTTCGAAATCATCAAATCAAAACAAAACTTAGGTGTTGCTCGATCATGGAACAAGCTTTGCTCAGAAATATTCAAAGAACATGAATACGCATTAATATTAAATGATGATATTCAATTAGATGTCCCACAAAATGAATTAAATGAATTCATAAAAAATAAAAAATTTGATTTAATTAAATGTCAAAAGCAATTTCATTTATCCTCATTTGTTTTAACTAAAGATTGCTTTAGTGAAGCTCAATTCGATGAAGATTTCTATCCTGCTTATTTTGAAGATTTGGATTACATGTATAGATTACATCTCTTAAAAAGAAAAACAGTTCAAGATAGTTTTTTAAACCCAACATCATTCGTGAATAGTGGAACTACCTCTGAGAATGGCGGCGACCCAAGCATTAACAAGAATTTTTATCAGTTACTTAAATTATATATAGATAAATGGGGCGGACATCCAACAAAAGAGTTGTTTATAACACCTTATAATAAAAATTTAAAAACAAATAAAATTATTAATATTATCGCTGTTACTTATGACCATGGCTATAAACTTAAATGCTTTATTGATAGCATTAGATCTCAAACTGCGGACAACTGGAGACTCCATATAATACATGATGGCGAAGGTGAGCTTTACGACTCTACAAAAAAAGATTTAATTAAAAACGGATACCTAGATCACCCCAATATTATTTTCTCAGCAACAAAAGAGAGATATAATGACTACGGACATTCTTTACGTAAATTAGGTCTAAAAAACCCAGCCTTCAAGTCGGATTATACGGTGATCACGAATTGCGATAATTATTATGTCCCAGAATGGATCTCTTTCTTAAATATATTAATTCATGATGATTGCGATTTTATAATATGGGACTGCGTTCACGATCATTCAGGTAACACAGCCTTTGATAGAATACAACCCTACGGACTTTGCGATTCTAAACTAAAGGAAGGGTCTATTGATATGGGAGCTGTCGCCATAAAAACTTCAATAGCCGAAAAAACTGGTTTCAATAGTAAAAAATTTAATGCAGACTGGGAATATTTTGATCAATGCCTTAATTCATGCAGGGAAGATAAAATCAAGAAGATTCCATGCATTTTATTTGTGCATAACTAATATTGTTAATAACTTTGAATTTATTTTCTTGAACTACACTATTTTTTTTGGTAAACTATAAAAATTCAAATTCTTTCTATATTTTTTAGAAAGCTATAACCCCAAAGTGTAATATTTATCCATGGATATCAAGGTCAAAAAAAGAAACGGAAGATTAGAGGATTTCAATGTAGAAAAAATTAATGCAAGCGCTCAAAGAGCATGCGAAGAAATTGAGGATGTTTCACCTAGCGAGATAGTTTTAGATGCTCAACTTCAATTATTCGATAAGATCACAACCAAAGAAATAGATCAAGCTTTAATTTTATCGGCTAGAGAGAAGATCGAGAAGGAGCCAAACTATTCCTTTGCTGCGGCTGGACTACTACTCAACAACTTATACAAAGAAGTTTTCAAGGAAGGGGTTGATTCTGACACATTTCGACTTCAGTATAGAAAAAGTTTCATACAAAATATCAAGAAGTTAGTTAAGGCTAATAGGCTAGATTCTAAATTACTTGATTTTGATTTATCTAAATTATCAGATGCAATTAAGATCAGGAGAGATAAGAATCTAAAATATTTAGGCGCACAAATTTTATATGATCGTTATTTTATTAGATTAGACGATAAAGTAATGGAAGCTCCACAATCTTTTTACATGAGGGTTGCAATGGGCTTAGCTCTCAATGAAGAAAATAAAAATGAAAGAGCTATAGAGTTTTATGATTTAATTAGTAAGCAACTTTACACTCCTTCCACCCCAACTCTTTTTAATAGTGGAACAACTCACTCACAACTCAGCTCTTGCTATCTTAATACTTTTGATGATAGTATTGACGGTATCTTTGACGGTGCTTGGCAAGAAGCTCGTAAATCAAAGTATGCCGGTGGTCTTGGTCTTGATGTTACCCCTTTTCGTTCTACAGGTTCTCATATTCATGGAACTAACGGTATTTCTAGCGGCTTGGTTCCTTGGCTTAAAATATACAATGATTTATTGGTTGCAGTAAATCAAGGCGGTAAGCGTCCAGGTGCTGGCTGTGCTTATTTAGAGCCTTGGCATTTGGATTATGAAGACTTTTTAAATCTTCGCAGGAATACTGGAGATGATAGGCTTCGTTGCCACGACATGAACACTGCTTCTTGGATTCCTGATGAGTTTATGCGTAGAGTTCAAAATGAAGATGTTTGGTATTTCTTTGATCCCAAAGATGCAGATCTTCATGATAGATTTGGTGAAGATTTTGATAGAAGGTACAATGAGCTATGCGATCAAGCTGAAGAGGGCTTAATAAAGAACTATAGGGTAACTCCAGCCAAAGATTTATGGAAAAAAATGCTCAAAGTATTATTTGAAACATCTCACCCATGGAATACTTTTAAAGATCCCTGCAATATTCGTTATACAAATCAACATAAAGGTGCTGTTAGAAGTTCTAATTTATGTACGGAAATTACACTACATACCAAACCTTCCGAATATCACAAAGGAGAAAAAACTAAAATTGGTGAAACTGCAGTTTGCAATCTAGGCTCTGTAAATGTATTAAATCATTTACAAAAAGATGGAGAAATAGATTTTGATAAATTAAAAACTACCATTCATACTGCAGTTAGAATGTTAGATAATGTTATTGATATTAACTTCTATCCAACTAAAGAAGCTAGCAATTCTAATCTTAAAAACAGGCCTGTTGGGCTTGGAGTAATGGGTATACATGATGTTCTTCATGTTAAAAATATACCTATCGACAGCGATGAAGCCGTAGAATGGAATAATTACTTCTTTGAATTTTATAGTAGAGAAGCGATATTAGCTAGTTCAAATTTAGCTCAAGAACGTGGAGCTTATGAAAACTACGAAGGTTCGTTGTGGTCTAAAAATATTTTTCCTATTGATAGCTGGAATAATTTACAATCTTATAGAAATAAAAATAAGACCCCAGAAACAGGTAAAGGAGAGTCACTTCGTTCTTGGAGTGAAGTAAGGGAATCCGTTCAACAAAACGGCATGCGTAATAGTAATGTTATGGCTATAGCTCCAACCGCTACTATTGGTTACATTAATGGTGTGGAGCAAAGTATTGAGCCTAATTTCTCAGTTCTTTTTGTTTATGAAAATAAGAGCGGAAACTTTTATATCACAAACCCACACTTTGTTAAAGATATGAAGGAAGCTGGTTTATGGAATACAGAGATGTCTAACATGATTAAAAGTGCAGACGGAGATTTATCATTACTCAATGGAGCTATACCTCAAGAAATTAAAGATAAATATAAAACTGCATTCGATAGAGATATGTTTAAACTTATTGAATGCAATGCGGCTAGACAAAAATGGATTGATCAAGCTGTAAGCTTTAATCTATACAATAAAAGCACATCACTTAAATACTTAAATGATATTTATATATCTTGTTGGGAAAGTGGCTTAAAAACGACCTATTATTTAAGGAACAGGGCCGCTAGTAAAATTGAAAAGTCTACCTCTACTGAAGCTAAAGAATCCTCTGCTTGTAGCATAGAAGCTATGAAAAATGGAGGTGTTTGTGAATCTTGTCAATGAAAAAAGCATCAGGAATAGGTATAATATACAAAAATTCAATTCTTCTAGCTAGAAGGGTCGAGTATTACAATGGAGAAGAAATTCCTCTTGGGGGTTACTGGAGTATCTTTGGTGGGTCTTTTAACACTAAAGAGAATGCCATGGTTTGTGCAATCAGGGAACTTTATGAAGAGTCTGGTATTGAAGTAGATTTCCATAGTTTGCAATTCTCTAGGACTATTTATAGTAAAGATGTTCAATTTACTGTATATTTTGTTGAATTAGAAGAAAGGCCTGAACCCATATTGAACGACGAACACACAGAGTTTGGTTGGTTTTTTATCGATAAAATAGATCAATTTCCATATGACATAGATCCAGAGCTAGTTGAATGCATTAAAATGTTTCAAAAAAATAGATATACTGAATAATTTAGTGTAATATATATAGTTATGGAATTAGACTTCTCAGATCAAATTAGAGCAAAAATATTAAAAGAAATAGGCGACGAGGAGGAAATAACTCAAGAAGCCTGGGCTGCCGAAAAAGAAAAAGGTAAATCCCTCAATAAACCTTTCCGTACGCCTGGTGGACCTAAAAAGTTTTCTGTTTATGTTAAAAACGAAAAAGGTAATGTAGTCAAGGTAAACTTTGGAGATCCAAACATGGAAATAAAGCGTGATGATCCAGCTCGTCGTAAATCTTTTAGAGCTCGTCATAACTGCGATAATCCTGGCCCAAAGACAAAAGCAAAATACTGGTCTTGTAAAATGTGGAGCAAAAAAAGCGTAACTAAAGTTACCAAAGGAGAAGAGGAAGCTGAAGAAGAAGTGTTAGATTTTCTTGATGAATCTGAATCAGCTCTCACAGAAAAACAAAAAAAATTACCTAAAGCTATTCAAGAATCTATTGAAAAAAAGAAAGGTAAAAACTCTAAAGATAAAGATAGCGAAGATAAAAAAGAAGGCAAAGAAAAAACCGAAGAAGAGTCTGACGCTAAAAAAGGTCTTTGGGAAAATATTCGAGACAAAAAAAAGAGAGAAGGTAAAAATTATCGTCCAGCAAAACCTGGAGATAAAGATTATCCAGACCCAAAAGCTTTAAAGAAAGCTCAAAAATCTAGCGAGAAGAAAAAAGACAAGTAAATCTTGGCATAGATCCTGCCATATTATATACTGAAGTGCTCATTATGAGGCTTCTTGAGTGCCAAATGGGCTCAATAACAATAGAAAGATATATATAATATGACAAAATTACACATAAAACAAAACCTGCCTGTAAGCAGAGAGGAGTTTGTAACTCCATTCGATTCGTTGTTTGACGATATCATTCAAAAAGCCTTACCGTCTTTTTCTCAAGAATTTGGTGTCGGCTTTTTTGGAAACAATAGTTACCCTAAAGTAGATGTGATGGATCACCCAGATAAACTACAGATAGAAGCGGAGATCCCAGGGCTCTCAAAAGATGAAGTATCAGTTGATTTGGAAGACAATATTTTATCTATAACTGGATCGAAGCGTGAATCTAAAAACGATTCTGATGTAAAATACATTAGAAAAGAATTAAAGCGTTCTAGTTTCAAAAGGTCATTCGAGCTGAATCGAGACTTCAATCTATCAAAAATTAAAGCACAGTTCTCTAATGGGTTACTATATATTGATATCCCCAAAAAAGATCCTGACAAACCTAAAAAAATAAAAATATTATAACCTCAATGCAGCCCTCCTCGGAGGGCTTTTTTGTGTATTTTACTATGTGAGAAAGAAAACTTTAAGTGATTACAAGAATGGAGCTCCAGAGCTTCCAACAAATACTTGTCCATATATAGACTTCATAAAAGATATAATAGAAGAAGTTAAAGATGAAACTGATTCTCAATTAATTAAAGAGAAGTTAGAGCTAGCTAATAACACAATGGAATATATTCGAATATCTAATGAACAATTAAGGCAAAATGGATTTTATTGGTTCAATAAGTTTAAAAACTTGTTTAAATAGATATAATATAGTGTAATTTTATATTTAAAGACATTTAAAATTTAATGACAAACCTAGAAATTAACAATAAAGATTCAATTAGTATATCTGAAGGTATATCTTACAAAATACGCTTACTAGGCACTGAACAAATAGAAGATCCTAATAATAGTATTACTGGACCTAATTCATTTAAATTTACTTTAATTATTAATGAAATAAATTATGAGTTTAGTGCTGGATTTTTTGGACCTAAAATTGCTTTAGTTGATGTCAATAATTCATTTTTTCAGTTTGACGAATCTAGAATTGATGTTTTTTATTTGAATGAATCTATTTTCGGGGAGGTTAATAATTTTCAATATCAATTAAGATTCATACAAGAGTCTGGAATCTATTATATTTTAATTTCTTCTGCTATATTATCTATCCATCAAATCCTTCAAGAACTACACTCTATTTCCAATAAAAGTGAACTAAAGTCTAAAGTTTCAATTTTAATTTCTGAATTATCTACCTTAATTAATAGTGAAAGTGATTATGGTTTTAATAAAAATTATTATTTCAATCATGTAGGTAGAGAATTTATTAAAAAAGCTAAATTATTAAACGCAGAAGAATTAATTAAAGATCAATATGATTCTGGTGGTAGGCCTTTAGGTTTTAATTTGATTTTTCAAGATATCACCCCAACACCCACACCTTCTAATTCAGGAATTCCAGTTACTCCTACACCTTCTATAACCGTTACTCCAACCAATACAGTAACACCAACTAATACAGTTACTCCAAGTCTTACTCCAAGTGTTACTCCAAGTATTACAGTTACTCCAACAAGTAGTCAAACACCAGCAGCTTCACAATCACCTACTCCGACAGTGACGCCAACCAATACAGTAACACCAACTAATACAGTTACTCCAAGTGTTACTCCAAGTATTACAGTTACTCCAACAAGTAGTCAAATACCACCAGCCTCACAGTCACCTACTCCGACAGTGACACCAACCAATACAGTAACACCAACTAATACAGTTACTCCAAGTGTTACTCCTAGCTCTACATTATCTATTACTAATTTAGATCAGACAATTAATGTTACTGTTGCTGGGTCTGAATATATTTTTAATGGATTTACTTCTAGTGATAATATTTTTGGAGTAAATTCAGGAACATATACATTTTTAAATATACCCGAATCCCACCCGATAACATTTCATAGGCTTGGTAAGCCAGTTAAGATGGGTGGAATGAAATACCATGGAAGTAAGATTTCTCTGGATGGAAATACATATGATTTCTATTGGGGAGATCTTATTGTTGATATCACTGGAGACTTTGGTTCTATGAGTTATGAATGTTTTAACCATGGTTATATGGGCGGTCAAAATAATCTTAGATTCAATAATCAAGCACCTACATTTTCAAATCAAACTCTAAGTATTAACTTAGATTATTCTAATTATGCTGAAAATGCTCTATCGTTAGACGATCAAGATACATTAACTAAAATGAAAAATTCATTTGAGGATGTAATACTTAATAATTTAAATTTCAATTTAGAGGTTCAAGATTTTACGGAAGTTAACTCAGCTTTTAATGGAGTATTAGCATACGCTGGCCCAAAAGGGGCGATAAACTTTGATGATAGCGGTCCATACGGGGCAGGTTATGTTAATAGTACTGAAGGCAGAATGGCAATTGACCCAGCAGATGTTGTTCAATTAAGGCAAGTTACAGACGAGGTTGGTAAAAATGCAATGTACTGGGTTATGCTTCATGAAGTTGGTCATGCTTTTGGTATCGGTACTTTTTGGAATGTGCTCATAACAGATGGTACAAATTCCTTTATAGCTAACGACTTAATTAGGTTAACCGAACAAGATGGAGCTCAATATATAGGAGAGAATGCAGTCAGGGAATATAATAAATTAGTTGGAACAAATTTAAGTTCCCTACCCATTCAAACTAGACTTGAAACCACAGATCCAGATCCAGATAATATAGACTCAAACAGGAAAATAGAACTTAATTTCACTAGCGAACCTATTACTCAAGCCAACATAAATAATGGATTTATTTTGCACAATGACCCATGGAGACCTTCTTCTTTTGATATTGAAGTGTCCATACCAAATGGAACTAATATTGGTGAAACTTTTAATTATGTTTTATATCTTTCTTGGGGAGGTCACTGGGCAGAGTTGACTCCAGATAGTGGAAGTCGAACTACCAATGGATTATTCCAGCCTTTAATCTTAGACGAATTAATGACTCCTTATATAGATATTCCTGAAGTTGCACATATGAGTAGAATTACCATTGGATTTCTTCATGATCTTGGTTATATTGTTGATTACTCAAAAATTGACCCACAAACATCTTGACATTTTTTAAAAAGTTTGATATTATTTAAAACTTAATTATAAAAAAAATCGTTATATAAAGATGGAAACAAAAACTGGAGAACTTCTCACTGAAAATATTGCTGGCGTTAATCGCATTTTACCTCATAAACATAAGTATGCATGGGATTTATTTTTAAAAAGTTGTGCAAACAATTGGATGCCTACTGAAATTAGTATGCAATCAGATATTAAACAATGGAAAAACAATGAAATCACAGAAGATGAAAAACTCCTCGTCAAACGATGCTTGGGATTCTTTGCTGGAAGCGAGTCTTTGGTTGGCAATAACCTTCTGCTTTCTGCTTTCAGATTTATTACGGATGCTGAGTGTCGTCAGTATATTTTGCGTCAAGCTTTTGAAGAAAGCCTTCATAACCTCACGGTAGTTTATATTTGTGATAGCTTAGATCTTGAGATTGAAGAAGTTTTTGCCGCATATGAAAACATTCCTAGCATCAAAGCTAAGGATGATTTTTTAATGAGTATCACTGATGATATTAGCCGTCAAGATTTCGATTCCACAACTAAAGAAGGCAAACAAGAAATCTTACGCAACTTCTTAACTTATTGGATTGTCTGTGAAGGTACATTTTTCTTTAGTGGTTTTGCAATGCTTCTTGCCCTTGGTAGACAAAATAAGCTTCAAGGTATTTCTGATCAAATCAAGTATACATTAAGAGATGAAAGTTCCCATATTGCTTTTGGAACTTATTTAATTAATACACTCATCGAACAAAATCCTGATATCTGGACAAAAAAAATTCAAGACGAGTTCGTATCTCACATTAAAAAAGCTGTAGAGCTAGAGATTGCTTATGCTCACGACGTCTTACCCACAGGTATTCTTGGTTTAAATGCTGAGATGTTTGTAGATTACATGCATTATATCGGTAATCGTAGGTTAGAAGCTATTGGTTTAGACTATCGTTTCCCTAGTGACAAGAATCCATTTCCTTGGCTTGGCGAAGTAGTAGATGTTCAAGCAATGGGCAACTTCTTTGAACGTAGGGTTAGAGAGTACCAACAAAGCGGTTCTCTTGAAGACGATTTTTGATTTGACTAATCTTAATTTATATGCTACATTATTTTGTGGCAAAATTAAATAAAAAACAAATAGTTCTTCGACTAATTACTCCCCCAAAGTCTATTAAGGGAGCTTTTTGGACTAGAGAATATGGCATATTAAAGCGCTTAATGCAGAAATATCCCAATGAAGACTTTTGGCAAAAAATTCACTTCGAAAATGACTGGGATTCACTTGTAATACTACAGTCAGATTATGGAAAGTCTTTGCTCGATAAAAAATATAAAGAATTTAATTACAAAATTCCAGAATACGACAAAATAGAGTTGACAAATAAGTCTGGATGTGATAGAGTAATTACTCGTAAACCTAAAACCATAAGAGGATTTTTAAATGAGTAAAACTCTAGAGCAAATAAACAAATTTTTAGATAATAAAGAAAACAAAAAATATCACTTCAATTCATTCAATGAAGAAGAGTATAAAATATCAAGCGGAAGCCTCAACCTAGATCTAGCTCTTGGTGGAGGGTTCCCAGCAGGAGCTCATCGCTTTACTGGAATTAATGAAGGCGGCAAAACTAGTTGTGCCTTAACCGTAGCTAAAAATTTCCAAAAACATTTTGGCAATGAAGGTATGGTTATTATAGTAAAGTCTGAAGGTAGATTAAGTAAAGAGATGCTAAAAAGAACTGGAGTCGACCAAGATCCAGAAAAATTCTTTATTTTAGATTGTAATATTTTTGAAAAAGTATTTGAGTTTATTCGAGACTTAGTTTTCAACAATGAAGATAAAAAGAAATACATGTTCATTATCGACAGTGTTGATGCCTTATGCAGAATGAACGATATAGATAAACCTTTTAATGAAAGCGAGCAGGTTGCTGGTGGAGCACTTGTTACTTCAGTCTTTCTTAAAAAGATGGTATTGCCTATTACTAAAATGGGTCATATGATGCTACTAACATCCCAAGTTAGGGTAGAAGTTGCAGCAAATCCTTATGCAGCCAGAGGGGGCCCAAAAGTTAAACAGGCTGGCGGTAATGCTATCAAGCATTATGCTAATTTCATTCTTGAATTTGAAGAGCGTTATAATAATGACATTATGTGGGAAAATCCATCTGCTTCTAAAATAGAAGATAAAGGAGACCCTATTGGTCATTATTGTAAGATTAGATTTCGTAAAAGTGTTAACGAAAAAACTGGAGCCCAAGTTCGTTACCCCATTCGCTATGGCCGAACAAATGGTAATTCAATATGGCTAGAAAAAGAATTAATAGACATGATGTACCTATGGGGATACATCGAAAAAAAAGGTGCATGGATATCTTTTGATGAAGACATATTAAAAGATATAATCTCTAAAGAAATAGAATGTCCAGAAAAAGTTCAAGGAGATAATAAATTATTAGAATTATTTGAATCTAATGGAAAACTTAAAGACTTTTTTTATAATACTATAAATAAAATTTTTGAAAATGAAAAAGAATAAAATATTTATAAGCATAGCTGCATACAGAGATCCAGAGTTAGTACCAACATTAAAAGACTGCATAGAAAAATCCAGTAAATCTAATGATTTAGTTTTCGCTATCTCTAGGGAATATCATCCAGATGATAAATTTGACGACCTTAAAGATTTTGAGTCACTTAAAAACTTCAAAATAATTAATCTTGAATGTAGTAAAAGTTTAGGTGTCTGTAATGCCAGACATAAATTGCAGAAATTATATACAAATGAAGACTATTATTTTCAGCTAGACTCTCACCATAGGTTTTGCAAGGATTGGGATAAAAAACTTATAAGCACACTAAAATCTTTAAAAAAATCCGGCAGCAAAAAACCTTTACTTTCTTCATATCTTCCAGCCTACGAGCCAGAATTAAAAGATGAACCTAAAATGGACGATGTCTGGAGAACATATATTGATAGGTTTATGCCTGAAGGTCCTATATTCATTTTTCCTGAAAGTATATCTGGTTGGAAAAAATTTAGAAAGCCTGAGAAAGCTAGATTTATAAGTGGACATTTTATTTTCACTCAAGGAAGTTTTGCTAATGAAGTTCCGTATGATCCTAATTTATATTTCCATGGAGAGGAAAGCTCTTTAGCTGCTAGAGCTTTTACTCACGGTTATGATTTATTTCATTTACATAGGCCTTTCGTTTGGCATCATTATAATAGGCCAAATAGCAGAAGGCATTGGGATGACAACTCTAAATGGCAAGAATTAAACAAAAAAAGTTTTGAGAGATATAGAAAGCTCTTTGGCATGGATGGTATCAAGAGGGCTAATTTTAAAAAGTATGGCTTCGGTAAAGAAAGATCTTTACTTGATTATGAAATGTATGCTGGTATAAGTTTTTCGGAAAGAAAAATTCATGCTAAAACAGCACAAAGAGTTCCACCTCCTATAGAAAATGATGTCTCTGAAAGAGACACTGAAGGTTATGTTTCTGAGTTTAAATATTGCATAGATTTACCTAAATCTATGTTTACTGAGTCTGATTACGATGTTTGGGTTATGGCCTTTAAGGATAATGCTGGCGAAGAGATGATTAGGTTAGACGCTGGAAAAGATGAAGTTTCTCAACTTTTAAACTCAGACCCGAAAGATAATTTTGTTAGGTTCTGGAGAAAGTTTTCAACAAAAAAATTACCAAGTAAATGGATAGTTTGGCCTCATTCAGAGTCAAAAGGTTGGTTGAGTGTCATAGAGGGAGAGGTTCCTGTTCCTTGAGAACTATATTAGTTCATCTCCCAGCATACAGGGAGCCAGAATTAATTCCAACTATTGAAAGTGCCCTCAGTAATGCCAAAAGTCCAAATAGAATACGTTTTGGTATATGTCGTCAATATAATCCAGATGATGGTTTTGATAATTTAGATAAGTATCGCTCTGATAGTAGATTCAAGATTCATGACATGCATTTTGAGAAAGCGAAAGGGCTTGCTACCGCAAGAGCTATTATAAACGAAGAATTACTTACCGATGAAGATTTTGTATGTCAATTAGATTCCCACCATAGGTTTGAAAAAAATTGGGACAAAACATTAATTTCTTGGTATGATTCTTTAAAAAAAGATGGCTATAACCCTGTTATAGGTGGATATCTTCCATATTACAATCCATTTAACGATCCAGCAGATAGAGTTCACGAACCTTGGTTTTCTGAAGCTGCATGTTTTTATCCTCACGGAACTATATTTATTAGGCCAACATCTGTGCATGGTGGATGGAAGCATTTAAAGAAACCATATCCAGCTAGGTTTTTAAGCGGGCATTTTGCTTTTGGTAGTAATCAATGGGCAAAAGACGTTAAACACGATAGAAATATTTTTTTTGCAGGCGAAGAATTAAACTTAACCGTTCGTAGTTTTACTCACGGATATGATCTTTTTCACCCACATAGAGTAGTCATATGGCATGCTACTATGAGGGAAGAACGCTCCGGGAAACTGGTTTGGGATGATCAAAGTAAACGAGGTGAAGACATGTGGTGGAAGGGTAACGATTCAGCTCGAGCAAGAATTCGTCAACTATTAGGTGTAGAAGACAACGATATCGATCTTGGTGATTATGGATTAGGTAATAAGCGCAGCCTTCGTGATTATGAAAAATATGCTGGGATACATTTCAAGAAAAAATCTTTCCAGAAGTACACAAAAGATAATAAATTTGCACCAAACCCTTATCCATACAAAAACGAAAAAGAATGGGAAAAAAGTTTCATGTTTTCGTTTTATCATTTAGTAAATTTAGAGAGGCACGAAATGCCAAAAGATGATTATAGCTCTATACTGGTAGCTTTCGATGATGATAATGGAAACGGTATTTTCTCTAAATCAATAGAAGGAGAGCAGCTTAACGAATTCCTAAACAACTCAAAACCAATACATTACGAAGAAATGTTCATGACTGATAAAAAACCTTCTCGTGTAGTTTATTGGGGTAACAGTAAATCTAGGGGTTGGGCTGAAAGGGTTGAAAAAAAAATATAAAAAAATGAAATTTTTTAATTATAAATTTTAAAATGAATAGTCGATTAAACATAATAATTTTATCATCACCAATACCCTCGAACCCAAGTACTGAGATTATAGATAAAACTATAAATTCCTTATCTTTACTTAGGTATCCTATGGATTCTAAAATTATACTCGCACACGACTATCCACAGCCAGAATCAAAAAATAAAAACGATTATTTTGATTATTATGAAAACTTAAAAAATAAATACAGCCATCGCAAGAATTTTATTTTCACCATGGCAGAAAAGTTTTCTCATATGTCTGGCAATCTAAAAAATGCATTCAATTATGTTGATGCTGAGTATGTTTTAATTGTTTCTCATGATTTTATTTTTGTTAGAAATGTTGATTTGAATTTATTAATTTCAGATATGAACAAAAATTCAAAATTAAAACATGTTAGATTTAATAAAAGATTAAATACACCAAAGGGTGGTGATTGCGATGATTGGCCTGGCTTTATTAAAGTTTTTGATAAGTTTAGTATTTCAGGGAATTATAGATATACATCTACATCCTGCTGGTCAGACATTAATCATATTTCCCCTGCTAATTACTATAGAGATGTAATATTTAAAGAGTGCAGGGATGGTATAGCTTTAGAAAGATGTTTTTATTCTAAAATTAAAAGAATATATAAACAAAATAATTTTGATTTAACAGTTGAAACTCATGAAAAATATGGAAACTTTTTGTTTGACTCATTAAATGCAAAGCCTTATATTTACCACACAGACGGAAGGGGTTCTTGCGATGGTCGCGAGAATCATGATCACGATAAAACATATTAATCTTATATCGATATTATGAAAATAGAAAATCCCTGCATGCATAAGTTAGAGCTTGATTTTATTACGAGTTTTTTAAATAAAAACCAAATTATGCTTGAATATGGAAGTGGATGGAGCACCATTTTTTTTAAAAATTTAGTATCTAAATTGTATTCTATTGAACACTCTAAAGGTTGGTTTGAAAAAATTAAACCTCTAATCCCTGATGTTAATTATAAACATGTATTATTGCCTCATGCAGATGGATTAAGGTGTGATTATAAATTAGATGAACACAAACAAATATTCAAACCTTACTATACAGCATTTAAAGATTTTAATGTAGATTATTTTGATGTAGTATTTATAGATGGCAGAGCTCGTGCATATTGCGCTAAAGAAATTTTAAATTATATTGATTGTTCAACATTAGTTTTTATTCACGACTATACTATAAGAGATTGGTATTTTCCTATCGTTGAATCTTATTATAAAATAAAATCAAAACAAAAAACAATGGTCCTTTTGCAAAAAAATGTCTAGGATAGATTCAAGTTCAGTTTGTTTTGTAGGTAATGCCAATCAGCCTAAATATATAGATCAATTTAATTCAAAAATCAGCAATTTACCCAAAGATTTCGATTTTGATTTTTACATTTGCACAGATAACCCATCTTTAATTAATCAGGTTTATAAAAAATTAAAAGTTTTTGACTTGCATACCCTACAACAACGAACTCCTGAGACCCTTGGTTATGAAAAGTTAAACCCCGGGGTTAAATTAAGATTTTACCCTAGTAATATTAGGAGGCATATAATTAATCAAGCATTCATTGATGGTTTTGACTATGTTATATGGAGTGACGGTGATGCTCTACCCATAGCTAGCAAGAATGCTTTCCTACAAGAACTTTCTACTTACAATATTAATAGTGTTCACACACAGAACGCTATATTTAGATTCAGAGAAGACGGAGAAGATAACCAACAACCATTCACTAATTGTGATAAAGTCCTTAAATATTTAGGATTAAGCTCTCAAAAGAAAAACTTAAAAGTTCATGATGGCCCAACTGCCATATATTATTTAGATAAAAAAATGCAGAAATCTTTCGTAAAGTCCTGGGATGACATTACTTTGTATGGTTATCAAAACCCGTTTTTTCGAGAAGGTCATTATAGTAGGCCTAATTGTGTTTATACTTTTATAATGAACAATATTTCGCTCGAATATACAAAAAATAAAAGATTATTTAGGATAAAGCATGAACCGTCAGTTTGGTATTAATGAAATGAAAAATAAAGTGTCCCAAGGAGTCTATAAAAGCCCTCTCTTAACAGGAAAGATAAGGCTTCAACAAAACGAGTTTTTCTTAAATAATCTTGAGAAAATTATTCTTTCAATTAACCCTCACAGAATTATTGAGATTGGTACAGCTAGGGGAGGTACTACTTTAGCTATTTCAGATATTTTAATTAAAAATAATTTACATGATACTAAAATTAAAACTTTTGATATAAGCATGAGGCATCACCTGCGTAATATAAACTTAAGTAATATTGAATTTTATGTTGGTAATATTTTTGATTGGCCAAAATCAACACTCAGCAAGCCAGAAGAAATTACCAATTTCCTATCAAAAACTGGTAGAAATTTAATTATGTGTGATGGTGGTAATAAAATAAAAGAGTTTCATATTTTATCTCAATACCTTAAAGTCGGTGATGTAATAATGGCCCACGACTATGCCCCAAACAAAGAAGTTTTTGAATCTGATTATGTTGGTAAAATTTGGAATCATATGGAAATTTGTGATAAAGATATTGAAGATTCAGTAGAAACTTACAACTTAAAAACTTATAATAATGAGTTAATTAAAGAAACTGCATGGGTCGCCAAAATTAAAACTCAATGAATCAAGAAATATATTCAATACTTCATTCAAGTAATATTAAAATCGATCCAGGTATGATATCTGACGATCAAGCTCGTCATTTAGTTTCATCTTTAATTAAATGTATTGATTCTGGAGTTGATGGTGACGTCGTTGAGTTGGGTTGCAATGTTGGCGAATCTTCCAAACTCTTTCGTAAAACTTTAAATCGTTTTGGTAGAGATAAAAAACTTTGGGTTTACGATTCATTTGAAGGTTTACCCTTAAAAAGCAAATGGGAGGAAGGTACACCTTGGCAATCTGGAACATTAAAGACTGATAAAGAAACATTAATTAAAAACTTCACTCAAAACAACTTGCTTCCCCCAGATGTCATTGTAAAAAGTTGGTTTAATGAAATTAAAGATATTGACTTGCCTGAAAAAATTTGTTTTGCTTTTTTAGATGGAGATTTTTATGATTCCATATATGATAGTTTGATTAAAATTTACGATAGGGTTTCCGATGGCGGTTATATATTATTTCATGACTACAAGAGAACAGATTTGCCGGGAGTCAAAGCCGCTGTTGAAGATTTTCTAGAGTCAAGATCATTAGAAAATAATGTTTTCACAGCCTGCGATCAGCTCGGAGTTTTAGTTAAGAGGGAGCCAATTAAAAATAAAAAATTAGGATTCTTACATATACCCAGAACAGGAGGAACTCACTTAGAAAGAGTTTTAAACCCACTGGGTCCAGATAAATTTATAAATTTATTTGGCGCTAATCAAAATCAAAGGCAAAATCATATTCCTATAATAGAAAGCATGAAGCCTGGTGATTCAAAGAATCAGATGTTGCTCTCTAATCCAAACTTAGAAACCTGTAAATTGTTTGCTGGGCACTTTTCTCACAACATAAAAGATTGCTTTAATGAAGAAGTTGATTTTTTTACTATATTAAGAGATCCAATACAAAGGGTTATATCTTTAAGTAAGCAGTTTCTTACTTCTAGAGAGTATAGAGAAATCTTATCTGAAGGCTCACAGCATACTGGGGATGAAAAATTTTATGAAAACCTATTTAAATACTTAACCGAAAGAAATACAAAGGGTTTATTAACTCACGAAGTTCATGGCTTCAGTGATTATATGACTAAGGTTATTGCTGGTTGCGATATATCTGACCCAAATATAAAAGTAGACCATTACATCTTTGATCAAGCAGTTAAAAACCTAAGAAAAATGAAGTTTTTTAGCTTTTTTGAAGATTATAATCTGGCTGTAGAAGATACCTTAACAACATTATGCTGTGATTTAGATTACAGCTGCGGACCACTTAACAAATCAAACATACCTCAAAAACTAGAAAGCTTTCTTAAAGCTTCAAACTCTTTCGATATTAAGCTTTATAAAGTAGCTAAAGAGATACAGCAATACAGATCTAAAAAAAATACATTTGTAACAGCTCTAGTTAATATAGGCAGGGATAGTATGTCTGCTCGCTTATTTCAAAGAAAATTTGAAACTTATTTAATGCAATTAAAGAATTTAATCAAATGCCTTAAAAATCAAAATTTTGTTATTTATATTGAGCCTGAATATTTAGATAAATTTTCTGATGTTGATTCTAAAAATATTATATTTAAGACTATCAACAAAAGTGATATAGAAAATTCTGAATATTACAATAAGATACAAAAAATCCGAAAAGACCCAAATTGGTATGGGAGCACCCCTTGGTTATCTAAATCTCCACAAGCTCAACTAGATTTATATAATCCTTTAATTTTTCATAAAATACACCTACTTAATCATATAACCGAAGCAAATCCCTTCAATGATTATAATTTTTATTGGATTGATGCGGGAATTTTAAACGCTCAATCCTCGAAAGAACAGCTTGATTCTCCTTTACTTTACGAAAATTTATCTAAAGATGTTGATAAATTTATTTTCATCAATTACCCATATAAAAATTATAAAGAGATTCATGGCTTTTCAAAGGAAGGTTTTAAGGATTTCTATGATGGAGATATTTCAAGCGTCACAAGAGCTACTTTCTTTGGCGGTAGGCCTAGCTATATCAAATTTTTTAGCGATAAATTCAGAGAAATAGCTCACAAAAGTTTAGATAAAGGTTTTATGGGTACAGAGGAAAGTATTTTTACTATTTTAAATTACCTTTACCCAAAAAAAATTAACTCAAGACAAATAGAGCCCCACGGCTTGGTGCGCTCTTATTTTAATTCACTTATTAATCAAGAAATTAAAACCGATACAATTATTAAACCTCAAACAGAATACAAACCTACACCCTACAAAGGAGTCAGAAACCAACAGAACCCTAAGTCTTTTGATTTATTTCAAAATTTCTTTAAAGAAAACAACGACATTGAATTAGTTATAGAAATTGGATCTGGCTTCGGTGGTTTCTCTTCTTTCTTAAAAGATCAATCTATTGAAAATAATTTTAAATTTATTAGTTACGAATCTAATGAAAATAAACACAAATCAATACTATCATTAGGTAAAGATATAGATTGTAGAAATTCTAATGCAATTACCCCTTTCACCTTACAAGAAATTTCGGACCTATTAAATTCTCATAAAAAAAGTTTGATTCTTTGCGACGGAGATAATATTAAATTAGAATTCAATCGAGTATCCTCCTTACTAAAAACTGGAGATATTGTGATGGCTCACGATTATGCTCCAAACAAAGACGTTTTCGAAAATGAATACAAAGGTAAAATCTGGGATTGGCTTGAAATAAGTGATATAGATATTAAAGAAGCTTGTGAAGAAAATAATTTAAAAGATTTTTATTCAGAATTCAATAAAGCTGCTTGGCTTTGCAAGCAAAAAGAAATCTCAACTCCCGATATTCCAAAAAAAAATTCTGGTACCAATTTATATATTCTAACATTTAATTTTCCCGAACAACTTTTATACACAATAAAAACTTTAGAGGCAACTCCAAAGTGGCTAGAATCTCCAAATTTATTTCTCCTAGATAACTCAGATAACGATGAAGCTAGGCAAAAAAATCAAAAAATTGCAAAAGATTTTAATTTTGAGTATATAAGTCTTGGAGGAAACAAAGGTATATGCGGTGGTCGTCAATTCGCCGCAGAACATTTCGACAAATCAGATGCAGAATTCATGTTGTTTTTTGAAGATGACATGACTTTAAATTGCTCTAAAGATGATGGTAAGTTTTGCAGGAATGGTTTCAGAAAATATGTCCCAAATTTGTATGACACAATACATAATATAATGATCCAAGATAAGTTTGACTTTTTAAAACTTAGCTTTACCGAAGTTTACTTTGATAATGATAAGCAGTGTTCTTGGTATAATGTTCCTCAAGAAACTAGGACTAAATATTGGCCTCATTATGATAAGCTTCCCGAAACTGGTCTGGACCCCAATGTACCTCTTACTGATTTTAAAAATATCAGAAAATTCAATGATTGCTCTTATATAGATGGCGAAGTTTATTATGCTAACTGGCCCACCATAGTTTCGAAGTCTGGCAATAAAAAAATGTTTATTGAAACAAAATGGAATCACCCATACGAACAGACATGGATGTCCTATATGTTCAAAAAAACAAAAGAAGGTTTACTTAGGCCAGCCGTACTACTAGCTTCACCAATAACTCATAATAGATTCAAGCATTATAAACCTGAAGAGAGGCGTGAAAATTGAAATTTAAAACTCTAACTGGTTCCGTTAGAAAAATAATAGGAGTTCAGAAATATAATATAGATTGGGATGCGCCGAGTAAAAGTAAATTTCAAAAATCAGTCAAAGACTTTCTTAATCAATATTGGTCAAGACATGTAGTATTTGAAGAGTTTCCTATCGCTGGAACTCGAATGACTTTCGATTTTTTTAATGCAAATGAAAAGATAGCTATAGAAGTCCAGGGAGGTCAACACACAAAGTATGTACCCTTCTTTCACGGCAATTACAAGAATAATTATTTAATGCAGTTAAAGCGTGATCATCAAAAGCACGATTTCTGCGAATTAAACGATATAAGGCTTGTAGAAATATACGAAAAAGATAAATTGTCAAAAGATTTTTTTAAAAAGTTAGATATTTATTTGTGAATAGTGTAATATATATTGAATGAGTCAAATAGATCCAGACAACCTCCCAGCCTTTCAAATACCTCAAGATTTACTTGATAAACTATACGAGTTCACTGGAAGTAGTAGTGAAGGCTCAAAGGGTTTTTTAATGGCATATACAGACCAAAATGGCGCCCCAATGATTTTTTGTAGAGCCGGCAGTCAAATTGTAGAAATGGGAATTCGTAAGGCTCTAGAAAAGTATTTAATTGAAATTGAAAATGTAGATGCTCCATTTGATATAAATGGAGACCAAGAATAACTCTTGACTTTTATAATTTTATAGTCTATACTAAAGGCTAATTATGGCAATGTATTCTTTTAATGAGGAGCAGCAGTTCCTTGCAACTCTAATTAATCACCCAGATTCATTTGTCGAGATATCTTCTTATATTTGTGAGGAAGATTTTTATAGTGAATCATCCCAGGTTAATAAAACAATTTTCTCAATTCTTAAAAGGTCGATTGAGGGCGGTGATCAAATTGATTATGTGATGCTTACGGAAAGAGCTTTATCCCTTAACTTATCTTTTGAGGATGATATAAATATTGGTGATTACATTCAAGCCCTTTCATTAAAAAAGACAAACCCAAATACAATTATAGGTTTAGCTAAAGACTTAAAAAAGTATTCAGCTAGACGAAAAATTGCAGGTTGTGCTACAAAAATCATTAAGAGAATGCAGAACGCTTCTTCTGAAGATGCGTTTAGTAAACTAATTGAAGATTCTGATCGAATTTACAACGACACCATATCTATCTATGACAATGGTTCGAATGTTCCTGAAGATTTGTTTTTTGACATGGAAGACTATGTGGAGGAAAGAGGCAATAATCCAATTGAAGAATTTGGTTTGGTGGGTCCACACAAAAGGCTTCACGAGTTATATGGATCTCTCTTGAGGCCAGGCAACATAACTACCATTACAGCCAGATCTGGAGTTGGTAAAACTCAATTCTGTTTAGATTTCTGCTTAAAAACCTCAGAGCTTAATAACTTTACCCCTATTTTACATTTTGATAATGGTGAAATGAGTAAGGAAGAATTAAGAATGCGTCTTTGTGCATCTATGTCTGGAGTTCCTTTACATCTATTAGAGACAGGGAAGTGGCGCAGGGCTGGATCTAAGATAGTTGATAAAGTAAGATCTGTTTGGCCAAAGATAAAGCAATACAATCTTCACTACTTTAATGTTTCTGGCATGAATGTAGATCAAATGGTTAATTTAGTTAAGCGTTTTTATTACAGCAAAGTTGGAAGGGGGAATGAAATGATTTTTAATTTCGATTACATTAAAACCACCTCAGAAAACTTGAGCAATAAAAGTGAATGGCAAGTGGTTGGCGAGATGGTTGATAAGTTTAAAAAGCTCGTTCAGAGAGATATTTTATTTGAAGGTGAGCCCATGATTGCTATGATGACTAGTGTTCAAAGCAATCGCTCTGGTATTACCAATAATAGAAGGCCAGAAAATATCGTTGAAGATGAGAGTGTGGTATCTCTATCAGATAGAATTACTCAGTTTAGCTCTCATCTATTTAGCTTGCGTCAAAAATCTCAAGAAGAAATGGCGGAAAGTCCAGACTTCGGCACTCATAAATTATCTTGCTTTAAACATAGACACTTAGGCTCTGATTATATGAGAGCCTTACAACCAGTTAGGTTGGCAGACGATATTACTATGGTCAGAAATTCTATTTATTTAAACTTTAACAATTTCAACATTACTGAAGTTGGTGATACAGTTGATTTAGTTCGCACACAAATGGCTGAAGCGGAAGTAAATTTAAATAATAATCCTGATGAATTGCCAGACATATGATCAGCTCAGATAAAATAAGAGATATACTTGAGCAATTAGGTTATAAGCTTAGCGATAAAGGAGCTTACTGGCAATCTTCTGCTCTGTATAGAGGCGGAGACAATCCTACTGCCTTGCAAATATATAAAGATACTGGAGCATGGAAGGACTACGTTCAAAACACTCCCTTCATGCCATTTAAGCAATTATTAGTTTTAACACTTAATACCAATGATCCAACTGAACTTAAGAAGTATTTAAATAAAGAAGAAACTTTCTTTCTTACCGAAAGAGCTAGAGATAATATTGAGAAGCTTCAAGTTGAAGAAGTTTATCCTGACAGTATTTTAGATAAGTTGTTACCTCATTATAAATTTTACAATGGTCGAGGAATTTCCGATGAAACTCTAATAAAATTAAAAGGCGGTCTAGCTACTAGATCACAAATGTATCAGCGTTTCGTTTTTCCTATTTATAATCAGTATAAACAAATACATGGTTTTTCAGGTAGGGATATGTCCAATAAAGAAGGTCGTCCAAAATGGAAGCATATGGGCAAGAAAAAAACTTGGGTATATCCTGCGTATGTTCCCACCAAAGATGGAATATTTTTTGATAATGTCGACAAAAACTATGTACTAATTGTAGAAAGTATTGGAGATGCTCTTAGCTGTATAGAAAATGGGATTAGCAATGTTTTAGTTTCTTTTGGTCTAGATATATCATCTAAGCTTTTATGCTCATTAATTCACTTTGATTTCAAACAAGTTATTCTTTCTTTTAATAATGACTCTAATAAAGAAGATAATAGGGGAATGAATGCTTGCGTTAAAAATTATTTAAAATTATTAAATTATTACGATCCTAAAAAAATAAAGATTTGCCTACCTGTCCAAAATGACTTCGGAGACATGAATGAAAATGATTTCATTAGATGGAAGGAAAAATTAAAACTTATCAATCAGACAGACCAAATACCTAAAATTATTTCTTTTGCTAAAAAGTTAGACTCTAAAAAAGGTATACCTAAAACCTTAAAGAAAAACTTAAAACTATTATATGAAGAAGCATGAGTCAGCACTGTCCGCGAGTAGAATTAAAACTCTACAAATGTGTTCGTGGAAATATTGGGGAAATTACAAACTAAAACTTCCCGACACATCTAACGATGGAGCTAGTCGTGGCTGGATATGTCACCTGATTTTCGAATTATTGGGTAACCCTAGGCACAAAAAACACTACGAAACTATAATCAAGTATGGCTCTATTTTTAAATGCCCACCAATAGAACGTTTAACTCTTTATCATGCCCGTAAATTAAACGTTCATGACGACGAAAACTTAGAGTTAATTGATTCTATGACTGTCAATGGTTTGCATTATGACTTTTTTGGAGGCGATGATCTTGAACCCACAAAAGCCATATCAGAAGAAGCTTTTGATATTGAAGTTGAAACTGAAGATTTTTCTTATAGAATTAAAGGTTTCATTGATAAGTTATTCCTTTATGAAGAAACATCTTACGCCTTAATTAGAGATTTCAAAAGTAGCAAGCAAGTATTTAAAGGTAAAGAAGTCACCGATAACCTACAAGACTTAATGTATTCTTTAGCAGTTAAACATTTATACCCTAATTATAAAAAAAGAGAAAGTGAATTTTTGTTTTTGAAATTTGATTTAAGTAAAGATCTTTTTAACAAAACTGGCAACGGAGTACTCAAGATGGAGCCTCTATCTGATGCTGAATTGTATGGCTTCCAGTATGAGCTCACTGAAATACAAAAAATTATAGATAACTTTGATGAAGAGCAAGCTCATTCTAATTTCGCTGGAGCTCAATCTTATCCATCTGATGGGACGTTCGGTGGGCCATTAGCATGTGGCAAAGATGGATTTAAAATGAGCAGAGGAGAGCCAGTATTAGATAAGAATGGAGAACCAATCCCGGCTTTCATATGCTCCTTTAGGAAACCTTTCTCTTATTATGCTCTTAAAGATAGTTCTGGTAAAGTTTTAAAGACTTGTTTTGTGGATGATTTAGAAAATTTAGAAAAAATTAAAAAAGAAGATCAAGAAATTGAATACATGGAATACGAAGGTTGCCCTTATTGGAAGCCCTCTGAATCAGAGCATGTAGACTTATTTGCTTAAATTAGTGTATTTATTATTATGGTTTTCCCAATAATAATTGCACTCTCATCTTTATCGCTTGCTGCCGTTGCAGCTTATTTTAGTATAATAGGATTAACTACGATCTTTCCAGGGGTTTTTTGGTCTATTGTTATAATGGGTAGTGCCCTAGAAGTCGGCAAGCTTGTTACTGCTGTTTGGCTGCATAGAAACTGGAAAACTTCTGGCAGACTTATTAAATATTATTTATCTATTGCTGTGATTGTACTTTCGGGCATCACAAGCATGGGAATATTTGGATTTTTAAGTAAGTCTCACATAGAGCAAGAAGCTGGCGCCTCTCAGTACGGCTCTCAAATATCTATGTTAGACAAGAAGCTGGAATCCATTGAATCTAAAAAGGCTTCCTTGGAAACACAAAAGAAAACTAACGAACAACTTAAATCTGATGACTACCTTTCATTACAGCGTTTAAACGACAGATTAAAAGATTTAGATTCAATCATTAGTCAAATTAGAGAAAAAGGTGGCTTCTCTACCTCGAGCAAGATAGAAAAAGAGAGAGAGAGTCAATCTCAAGAAAGAGAATCTATATCTAAAAACAAACAAGATATACAAAACAGACTTGAGAACTATAGAGTTAAATTAGAAAATCAAATATTTCCTGAGTTAGAAAAATTAGAGGAAAATTATTTAACTATAAATTTAGATAAAACTAAAATTGAAGCACAACTAAAAGAGCTTGAAGCAGAGATTGGCCCAGTAAAATATATCGCTGAATTGATATCTGACTTTGGAGGCCCAGAAGTAAACTCTGAATCTGCAGTTAGAATGGTTATATTAATTCTTATTTTTGTTTTTGATCCACTAGCTATTCTTCTTGTTGTTGCTGCTTCATCTACATTCAGGGAGTCTACTGGAAGCTCTGAATCTCAAGACTTAATTGAGCTTCGCAATAAACTATTGATAGATTTAGAAATGCACTTAGCAGATGGAAAGCCAGCGGAATCATTCATTGAAAAATATAAGATATAGCTTGACTTAGAGGCTAATTTTTGCTATCATAATTGAATGATAGCTTTATTCAAGAGTCATTACTCAATAGGTAAATCAATACTTACTCTAGACCATCCATCTAAGGTTAAAGAAGACGGCCCACAAAGTGTTTTTTCTGTAGCCGAACAAGAAGATACTATAACACTAGTAGAAGATTCCTTGATAGGCTTCCTTCAAGCTCAAAAAACAGCCGAGTCTATGGGTAAACATCTTATTTTTGGATTAAGAATTTCTTGCTCTCACTTAGAAATTTCAGAAGATCAAGATTCTCCATCGTCTCAATGTTGCCATAAATTAATTATTTTCGCAAAGAATGATTTAGGTTGTTCATTATTAAATCAAATTTATTCTCATGCATTTTGTAATAACGAAGGAGTAATAGATCTTCCTAGCCTTAAAAAAATGTGGTCAAACGAGGACTTGCAAATAGCTATTCCATTTTACGACTCTTTCATTTTTATGAACAGTATGCATTTTTGTAGTTGCATTCCTGATTTTTCTTTCTGTGATCCACACTTTTTTATTGAAGATAATTACTTACCTTTTGACCAACAAATACGCGACAAGGTTATTGACTATTGTAAAAACTTCAACTATAATTATAGTGAATCTAAATCTATTTACTACAATAAAAAAGAAGATTTTGAAGCCTATCAAACATATAAATGTATATGCGCGAAAAAGAACGGAAAGCAAAGAACTCTATCTGTTCCAAACTTTGATCATTTGGCTAGTCCAGAATTTTGTTACGAAAGTTATTTAGAATCTTAAAATGAATAAAAAGCAAATACTAAGAATTAAAAGAGCCATGTCTTACTCAGATACTCCTGAGCAAAAAAGAACTCTACGTCAAATAAAAAAACAATATATCGCTTTATCAGATAAAGAAAAATCTCAATTCTTATCGGAAGTTGAAGATTTCTTTAATAAGCAATAGTTTAAATGAAAGAAGATCTCCTTAGATTTAATAAAAAGCAAAACTATTTGTTTTTCGATTTTGAAACTTGCTGCCTCAATCTAGGCTCGCTAGATAACAAGCCATGGCAACTTGGTTACATGGTAATTAAAGAAGGCAATATTGTAGAAAAGAAAGACTGCTGGATCTATTGGTCTGACTTAAAGATGTCTGATGCTGCAGCAAAAATGACTGGCTGGACAAAATCAAATTACGACAAGAAAGCTCAATTAGCTGAACCAATCTTGCACGATTTCGAAAAATATCTATATGATGAATCTTATATAAATGTCGGGCACAACATATTAGGTTTTGATATTTATGTTCACGGTATATACAGAAAATGCGTACACAAAAAACCAGACTACAGTTATGTTAATAGGTCTATTGACACCTTATGTTTGGCTAAAGCTATCAAGAATGACATTAAATTTAATAAAGATGACGACTTTTTTAATTGGCAATATAGATTAAATAATATGGTTGATAGAAAATCAAAAAAGAAATTAATTGATTTATGTAAACATTATGATATTAAAATTGATGAAAGTCGATTACATGATGCTATGTATGATATTGAACAAAATTACGAAGTATTTAAGAAAATGTTATGGGAGGTAAATATATAATGTCTGATTTATTTTTAAGTAAATTCACAAAGTATGAAAATTATGCCCCCCCAGGAGTTCTTCTTCCTGAGATCGATGTCAATTCAAAGTATTATGCTGACCTAGACATTGACCCCAGTAGTTCTAATTATGATTTCTTACGAGCTCTATGTATGCAAGGAGTAAAATCTAAAGGTATAGATAAACTAGACAATAGAGAAGAGTATTATTCTAGAACTAAAATGGAATTAGAGATCTTAAAAGATCTTGGTTTTATTGATTACGTTTTATTGAATTGGGATATTTTGAATTTTTGTCATGAAAATGATATACCTACTGGCCCAGGTCGCGGTTCAGCAGCAGGGTCTCTGGTTTTATTCTTAATTGATGTTACTAAGGTTGACCCAATTAAGTATGATTTATTTTTTGAGCGTTTTGTTTCTAAGAGTAGAGCAAGAAAGATTGAGAAAAATGGAGTGACCTACTTAGATGGTAGCTTGCTTGCTGACGTTGATAATGATATAGCGTATGAGCATCGCCAAAAAGTTATTGATTATATTGAAAGAAAACACCCTTCAAGAACTGCAAATATTTTAACCTTAAATACATTGAGCGGTAAGTTATGTATTAAAGAGTGTGGCAAAATAGTTGGTGAATATTCTGAGCAAGAAGTTAATGATGTAAGTGGCTATATACCCAAGAAATTTGGTAAAGTTGCTCCTCTAAACATAGCTCAAGAAGAAAGTCAGCGCTTCGCTACTTGGGTCAAAGATAACCCAAGGGTATTCAAAATAGCCAAGCAGCTGGAAGGCTTAAACAAGAACACAGGTGTTCATCCATCAGGTATCGCTATTTCTCATCAGAAAATTTCAGACATATGTCCGATCCAAAAAACTAATGACGGCTCTTATGTTACTGGTTATGATATGAATTGGGTCGCTGAACTTATGGTTAAATTCGATATTCTTGGGCTTCGTACTCTTAGTGTCATTTACGATGTATGTAATGATCTGGATATTGATGTTTATGATATTGACTTGAACGACCCTTCGGTTTTTGAGCCCTTGGGTGACCTTCGTAATCCTCATGGATTATTTCAAATTGAAGCAGATACTAATTTTAGAGTTTGCCAAAAAATTAAACCAAAAAACATGGAGCAATTAAGTGCTGTAGTAGCTATCGCAAGGCCAGGAGCTCTTGAATTTGCTGATCGTTATTCTGACTATGTAGCTACTGATCGCTTCCAAAGTGTTCATGAATTTTTTGACGATGTATTAGATTACACTGGCGGTATTCCCTTGTATCAAGAGCAGTTGATGAAAATGGCTGTAAAAGTAGGCTTCACTCTTGATGAAGCGGAGCAACTTCGCAGGATTGTTGGAAAAAAGAAAGTTGACCTTATGCCTGAATGGCAAGAGAAAATTAAACAGAAGGTGCAAGATAACAACTTACCCGTTGAAGTTTCTGATGTATTATGGAAAGTAGCAGAAGATAGTGCTAATTATTCTTTCAATAAATCTCACTCTATATCTTACGCTACTCTTGCAGCGTGGACCACTTATTTAAAATTTAAACATCCCAAACAATTCTTTTTAAGCTTACTTAAAATGTCTCAATTTGAACCTAACCCTCAAGAAGAGATAGCAAAGATAAGTAGAGAATTGCAATATTTTGAAATTAATTTACTTCAACCAAATTTAATTAAATCTAAATTTGATTTTACAATCGATAAAAATAATATTAGGTTTGGACTTAATAGCATAAAAGGTATTAGTGAAAAAAGTTTAAAAGCATTAGAGGAATTTAGAGACACAGATAATTCTAATAAGTATGATGTGTTTTTATCCGCGAAGCAAGCTGGCTTGAATATTGGTGTAATGTCTGCATTAATTCAAGCTGGAGCATTAAGTGAAGATGAAACACTCAGTCGTCCAAGATTAGTTCTTGAAGCTCAAGCATTTAATTTATTAACTGATAGAGAAAAGAGAAATTTTATAGCTCTTGGTCCTAAGTACAACTACGATATACTTGAGTCTATACATGCAGCAAAGAAAGAAGCTCTATTAGCTGATGACCAAAAACCTCTCATGAAAGAATCTAGGTTCGTTACATTCAAAAAGAAGTACGATAAATACAAAGCTATATACGAACAAAATGTTCAGTACGAAAACTTTGCCAATTGGTATTTTGAAAAAAAATTATTAGGCTATAGTTACTCATCAAGATTAAAAGATGTTTTTAAAAGT